CACCACAACCACATTCACACAGGGGGGGGAATACCATTACACACATATTTTAGATAAACATCTTCAGATGTCATATTATGTGATAATGCCGAATGTGACCTTAAACCTATTAAGGTTTCAATTTTTTTATTACAATGTATACAAATAAAATTTCCCATATACTATAAATATATGGGAAAATAAGTAGTTTGTCAATGGATGGATATATAAATCTACATATTTAAAAAATCAATAAATGTTAATACATCTATCCATTCTAAGTGTACAATTGATTGTTGCTAAGTTATCGTTGTTATACGCTAACGCATTGAAGTTAACATCTGTTAAGAACGTACCTTCCAAAATCCATTTTTCTACAACAACACCTGTTGGGTCTAACATTTCTAAGTCCACGTTCTTTTTGTATCCTGCTGCATAACCCATACGACCTGTTACTGATTCTGCGTGAAGACGTACCCACTCCATTAATGCTTGAGTAGCTGAAGGTCCGATTGGGTCTCTAAATACAACAGGAATTGTTTGCCAGTTGAATCTACCTGCAACATAAGTTGAAGTATTTAAGAATGGAATTTCTACATCCTTTATAACTATATGTGGTCGTGATGTTGATTCTACGAACCATTCGTTTATACCTAACGTAGAAGGAAACCTCAATATAAATCTATTGGCACGTTTCGGTTCATACGGAATTGGCATTTTCATTAATAAATCAGCCATATTATTTTAAATTTTTGTTTTGTTATTTATTTCTTATAAATAGTCGAATGTTGAAAAATTTTTCTATTTACTTTATTTTTTTACTTTGTACATTTTACTTATAATTTATAAGGTCCAGTACTTAATTATTTTACTCTTTTTTTAGTTCCTCCTTGTGTTGAATATAGTTTAACTATATCATCTTCTTTCTTTTCTAGATGCTTTTTCATCGCTTCTATATTTCTAGGGTCATCGTCTGAAAACCCTATAGTCGGTATAAAGTTGTTTTTTATTACGTTCTTTAAGTAAGCCTTTTTATTAAGTAATGATGCCATACCCCTCACATAATCTATAAATTCTTCTAACGCTTGAATCTTTGCCTCTTCAGGATTTGCTTCAGCACCTTCACCAAAACTCACAGGATAAAATCTACATAAGTCCAAATAACTTTTAATCAAGTTTTTGTCTGTTAATTCTTCTTCCCCTGTAAACTTTCTATATTTTTTAAGGTTCTTAGTCAATTCTTTTTTGTCGATACCATTAAAATTTGAGATGATGTAATTGTACACCGCTTCTTTAATGGTAAGAGGATTATGACCTCTTGCTGTTATTATCGCAAATATTGAACCCCCATTTATACATTCCACAAAATCAGTCCATGCTGGACCTGGTTTTGCCAACATTGTGTCTATAATAAAGGTTTTATCACCTTCCGTTCTGAAATTACGAAAAGGATTAGACGCGAAGTCTGAGATGGTTTTACCTTTATATTTAAAAGGTTCTTTACCAATCATCGTTCTGTATTTAGCAAAATCTTCAGTGGACATTCCAACTTCTTCACCATCACTATCTTTTACTATAATTTTTGTTGGCATGGATACAATATTGTCATCCCAATCGAATGCGTAATATTTTAAATCTGGTGTCCCTTCTTTTGTAATTCCTTCTATTATTAATTTCATTTTCTATATTGGCTAAAAGGTGGGGATTACTCCCCACCGTTATTAATAAATATTAGATATTCTCAAATGATGCACCTGTTGGTGTAATCAAGAATTCGATATCTATGAATTCTAATGCTTTAGTTGGTTTGATGTAAATCTTACCTACTAATTGGTTTTTATCTAAGTCTTCAGCTGAAGAAGAAACTGTTACACGGAAATCGTAAAGACCTCTGTCTCTTCTTATAGCATCTAAGATAGGGTTAACCGCATCTAAGAAATCTTGTCTCACTTTAGCATCATTCTGTTCGAATAATAACCTTACAGCCACCGCAGATATTAATTTACGAGCTTGTAAAAGTAATCTTCTTACATTGATTCTATCAAGAGCAGACTCTGCAATTTGAAGAGTTTTATTACCCCAAATTACTGTACCTACGTCAGAGAAAGTAGCGATAGGGTTTATTCTACCAACGTATAAAGTATCTCTGTCTTCTTGAGTGAGTTTCTTTCTAGCTTTTATTGAGTTTACTATACCTCTTGTGTAACCCGCTGATGCGAACCAAGGGAAAGCGATATTATCTGTCAACGCCAAGTTTCTTGTAACTTCAGCTGTTGCTGGAATATACAATTGAGTGTTGTTAACGGTATCTCTTGTTAATACCCAAGGATAGTAAGTAGCTGTATAGTTTGAATCTATACCAGTGTTTGCCAAATTATCTACAGCTTCTTGTGGATAAATTAAATCCGCTGAGTTTGTTGTAGAAGGTACAAACATGTTATAGTCAGGAGTTGTACATACGTAAAGAGAGTCAGCTCTGTTATACTCAATCATTTCGATTGCGTCTTCAACAAGGTTACTGTTATTTACATAATCAATACCTGGTGTTACAAACACGTTGATGTTCACAGCTTCAGGGTTAGAGAACGTTTGTTGACCTAACAAGTAAGCGTAGTAGTCAGTATTTGACCAATCTTGAGTGTTGTCTCCTATTGTGATTCTTCTGAACATACCAGCACCTGATGCGTTTGGATATCTATCTGAAACACAAGCACCTTCTAAGAAACCACTTGAACCAGTTTGGAATCTATCTGAGTTTGTTCTGTACTCTCTATAAATGTCCCAACCATCGAAACCACCGTGAACTAACAACGAGAATTTTCTCGCATATAATCTGTAGTAAGGGTTTTCTTGACTATCAGGGTCATTTCTGAAATCAGCCACACCTACTGCGAACATTGTCTTACCTGAAGTAGAATATACATCAGGAATTGTAACTACTGTCGCACCTGAGTCCATGTGGAAACCTTTAGACATGTAAGACCATTCTTGAGGAACAGGGTCACATGTTGTGTTTGTATTTTGTTTACCTACATATTGGAAGAAATCTAAATCATATCCAACACTACTTGAGATACCTAAGTAAGTTCTTCTTACATTATCACCTGCACTTACTGTAGGATTATCAGCACCTGTTGTATAACCAAATGGTGGGTCGTATACAACTTCACCTGGATAGTCATACTTAGTTTTGTAGATAGGGAATGGAGAATTAACACCATCATAGTTTCTGAAAGTATAACCCTCGAAACCACAAGGTAACGCATCCACTGGAGCGTCTTCATTCATCTCAACCATTATGTAAGTCGAGTTTAAAGCAAACTCACCATTAGAAGAACCTATTTTCTTAGCGATAAAGTTATTCTGACCTGGGTCCATTGAACAGTTTGTGAATTTCTCTAAAACCACAGGTGAATCATCAGTATCATAGAAATCTCTTACTAACACATCAAATGTTTGGTTAGAGAATGACATATTAATCATAGAGATTTTTATTTGGTCATTAGCACTGTTACCATCAGCTATTGATATGAATTTAAAGAGTCTGTAAACACTTGTACCTCTTAATTCAGAAACAACCCAAGGACTTTCTGGTGCTTGGTATCTTTCTAAATAGAAACCGATACTTGAACTATCGTTACTTCTTGCACTTGGTAATGCGATTAATTCTTGTCTCAAACCTCTGATATATCCTTTCTTGTATGCCCAGTTTAACATACTTTGGAAAGTTTCTTCCATAAATAAAGGTGTTTCAGTTCTTGGTTTTGAGAAGTTACTTACACCGAATACTTTAGGTGCATAAGTAGCATCTGAAGATTGAAGTGATGTTTTGAAAGCAAATGTTTTACCATTTTTATTAGTAACATTAACACCAAATGTTGAGAAAGGATTCTTAGTTACCGCTGAATAAGTACCAGAGAAATCCAAAGTCACAGCACTAAGTTGGTCTACTTCATAATTAGGTCCGTGTTCTGTTGAACTATAAGTTGATAAACCTCTTGACCTCAATGTACCTACTACTAAGTTATTATAGTTAGAATAACTATCACCAGAATACAAGTATATAACACCTGTTACAGTTCCTGAGAAACAGTTTGTAACAGTAGTTGTAGTTGTTGTTGAAGGTACAGTTGTTGTTGTAGTTGAACAAGGATTAACTGTTGTCGTAGTAGTTGAAGTTGATGTTGTAGTAGTAGTTGTTGCTGTTGTAGGTAACAATACTAAGTTACTTACTACAGTCCAGAATGAATATCCTGAGTAACTGTTACCACTAAAGTTATCAAACAACGCATAATACCAAGGGTCGTTATACGGTGATGTGTAATCAGTGTAATCAGCCGAAACATTCGGAACACCGAATACGTTAGTTTCACCTGTAAATGTTGTACTTAAAATGTTATAATCGTCAGTTGGAATGCTACCCCAATAATTGATTGAAGTACCTGACAAACTATTGTTTGCAAATACTGATAACAATTGAGAATTAATATCACTCTTTAAAGATGAGGTACCACCATTAAATTTTGTATATGGTGTTGTAAGTAAACAATCAATTTCCGCAGGGAAAGATGTTAAGTAAGATATACTACCATCTTGATTTGTACAACCAGAGAAATCTACACTGATTGTTACAGTTCTACCAGTACAACTTAATGTACATGTTTGTGACATGTAATCAGGTATACTCGTACAATCTTTTTGGAATCCCACTGTTGTAGAATCCACATTTGCAATTGTTTGAATAGACCAAGAAGGACCCGCATCATAACCCGATAAACCTAATATTCTTGTCATGAACATTTGGTTGGATTGTTGCAAATACGCCTTCGCTATATATGATGCTTCATATTTTGGAATTTGTGTGTTTATAAATTTTTCAGGGTTTGTTCCACCGAAATAAGTTTCGAACTCGCTGTAATTACTAATAAAAATAGGTTCGAAAGCTGGACCTTTTAAAGCCTCACCAACTATACCTAAAGTCGTAACACCAACACTTTGAGTTACAAAGCTTAAATCTCTTTCAGATGTGTACACACCAGGTGACACGAATACTTTGCTGTTTGTTGCCATTATTTAATTAATTTCTAATCAGATTTATTTTATCATAAATATTAGTTCCCGAATGAAAAAACTTTACTTTTCAAATAATATTTGTATCGTGGCAGATTTATTTCTTCCTTTTTTCTGCCTATTTATATTAGTATGGAAAACAAGAAAATAAAAAATCTAAAGATATCAATAGAGGCACACGAAATGTTGAAAAAACATTGTGAAAAAAAAGGATTGAAAATTTACAAATTTTTAGAGAATTTAATTTTAGAAACTTGTAAAGAAAAGAAAGATATCTATGGTGAAAATTAAACTATTGTTGCTTCAAAAAGCAAGTTTGATGTTTGATTAGGTATCGTTTTTACAATTTCAAAACGTAACAAATCATCACCTTTTACATTAATATCCGTAAGGTTAGAACCAAAATATAAACCATTAATAAAGACATCATACGTATCCACATTTTCAGATGATATCCAACTTAAATCAACAGTATCGTAAATACGTTTAAGTTGTAAAATTTCAGAATCGGCAAATTCAACGGAAACATTATAAGTTGCTGGGTCAGACAATTGTTTTCTCTTTCCTGATTTCCTTGTCCTATCAGCGGTTTCATAAATTTGGAAAACTCTTTCAACACCTGGCTTAATAACAAACTCATCCTCATCCATTAAGAAACCTAACATTGTAAATTCATAACTTTGAACATAATATTTTCTTTTCTCAAGTTCCATAACTGATTCATCAGAAACATTATTCCAAATTATAGGTATATAATGACCTTTTATATTAACATAGGCTTGTCGAGAAGAAAAATGTTGTAAAATAGTTTTATTGAGAGCGTTCAATTCTCTCATTCTATTACAAATAATTTTTACCGAATAATTTATATCAACAGGTATCGGTTCAGGTATTTGATAAACATCTACATTTAATCTATCACCATCAAAACTTGGAACTGAAGCATAATAAAATTGTCTTCTTACAGGTATTGTATATCTTAAAGAAGGATTTGTACCGTATTTTATTTCAGGTGCTCTAACGACAGTTATAAAAGGTGGGGAAGCATTTTTATCTAAATCTTGGAACTTCCAAGTTTGAGTAAACTGAGACCAATTTTGTGTTGTGATAATAATATCAACATTTGGAATTGTTTTACCTTCAACTACCACCCTTAAATCATTTTTTACAAAATCTAAAAATCCTCTATCCAAATCGGCATGTAAAATTGATTTAGGTAGGAATGTACCATGTTCATTTATTTTATCCAATAATTCAACACGTCTTGGATAAAGTGTTCTATAAGGTGTTAATGAAATATTTTTCTTTATTTGTTTTGGAAACCCCATAATAATAATTATTCAATTTCAGATTTTATCATGTTATACATGAAAGATGTTTTTTCTTCAATTGTTTTTAAATTTTTTGATTCAAGTTTGTCTTTAATACTTTTGATGAAACTTTCAAAATGTACTAATGGTAATTGATTATAAAAACCTGAGAATGTAACATTTTTTAAGAGGCCCAATTTTATGAATTCTCTACATTTTCTAGTTGCAAATTCATCCGCTACAATTTCAACTTCTTTCATAAATTTTGCCGCGTCTTTTATTGAAACATTGTCAGTATATAAGTCCATCATTTTTTCCTCGCCAAACTTTCTATATTGGTAAGAATGGGCAATTTCGTGAAATATCACAAAAAGGAGATTATATAGTGGTTGACCTAACATATTTTTATTTATCATCACACCGTTGGTCATAGCAACTCCCGAAGCGGGAAATTTAAAATGTGCAAACTCAATTTTTTTACAACCTGAATTTATAATCGATTTTAAAATAACATCTTTATAATCTTTAGCTTCGGGAAACTTATTAATAATAGTGTCCACAAAAGATTCTAAACCTTCAGTTTGTTCTTTTATCAAATTAAATTGATGTTCGTTTATTAAAATTTTCATTATAACCCTCTGAATTCGTTATTTGTAACTGGTGTGGCGATTATAGTCCTATAATAAGGTTTATAACCACCGTAAGTATGTTTATTATCTGAGACTACCCTTCCGTCATTCGCAACTGAATAATATCTAACTCTTGTTTCTGTTTCGTAATAACCAATATAATCACCAAAAGAAATTTCAATACCTAATTCATCTAAATGAGATTGATAAACAGAAACTCTTAAATTACCAGGTTCCATCTGTTCTACTTTTGAGTTACCCATATTTTTATTTTCAGGGGGAGCAATATAAACAAAACCTTTAAACTCAACAGGTGGAAAAAACTTTATCCCATCTGACACTGTTTCACCATATACATCATCTGTTTTAGTTTTGTATCTATCAACCCTATATAAAACCAGAGTGAAATTCATATCACCCTCTAACCATTCTCTTCCCATTTCAATATCGAGTGCGAAATCTTCAGCACCGAAAAATTTACCTAACCTTGTAATTGGAACTTTATTAGTAGACATATTGATAAATATTTGTTTTTTACTTATTATTCATGAAATTGGATTTTGTAAATTTTGATGGATGATTTAAAAACTACAGTAGAACAAAAGGCTCTTAATATTTTAGAAACATACAACGGTAATAACAATTATATTCTTAAGTTAAAATACCAAAAAGAAAAAAATAGAAAATTTTTTCCCACTCGAGCTCAATCTGATTATATTATAACTTATCATGAGATACCATCTAAAGTAGCAAAAAAATGGGTTGATGTCGACCCCTACTTTGCTCAGAAGATTGCCGATGAAAAATTATATGTTGGTGTACCTGAACAAATTTGGGTTGAAAAATTATTAGTAGAGAAAGACAAATCATATCATATTTGGGGTAAAGTATGGAGCGGTGAAACAAACCATGATTTTTGGTTACCAAAAACAGCAATTATAAAAAAACATAGAGTTGAAAAAGTTGAAATAGATTATTCAAAATATTCTCATAGACCTCCTCTTGAACATCAAAAAATTGCGATTGAAAATTTGGTAGGAAGTACAAGATATATTTTAGCTGATGACATGGGTTTGGGAAAGACAACTTCAACAATAATCGCAGCATTAGAAACAGGTGCTAAAAAAATTCTTATTATTTGTCCAGCTTCACTTAAGATAAATTGGTCAAGAGAAATTCAAAACTATACAGATAGAAGTATCTTTATCGCTGAAGGAAAAAACTATTCGTTAGAACATGATTTTGTTATAATGAATTACGATATCGTTAAAAACTTTTACGACCCCAAAGAAAAAGGAAATAGTCTTATTGATAAATCAAACTTTGATTTAATAATTCTTGATGAAGCTCATTATCTTCAAAACCCACAAGCCAAAAGAACTAAACTCATTAATAGTTTTGCAAAAAAAATCAAAATATTATGGTTATTGACGGGTACACCACTTACATCTCGTCCGATAAATTACTATAACATATTAAACTTAATTGATTCACCTGTAGCACAAAATTGGATGGCATATGTGGTTAGATATTGTAATGGATATCAATTCAAAGTAGGGGGTAACAGAAGAATTTGGAATACAAGTGGAGCATCAAATTTAGAAGAATTAAGAAATAGAACTTCACATCAGATACTAAGAAGACTCAAAGAAGATGTATTAGATTTACCAGATAAAATAATAACACCTGTTTATTTGAGATTAAGGTCAAGATTGTATGAAGAATTGATGGGGGATTATTATGACTGGTACAGAACCAAACAAGAAGAATCATCATCATTAACACTTCAATTTTCTAAATTAACAAAGGTCAGACAAATTATTGCCGAAGAAAAAATTGAAAGTACAATAGAGTTAGCTGAAAATATTATCGAACAAGGAAAGAAGGTAATCATTTTCACTAATTTCACAGATACTCTAAAAAAATTAGTTCAACATTTTGGAAAACAATGTGTTTCGTTAGACGGTAGCACATCTAAACCAGCAAGACAAAAGGCCGTTGATGACTTTCAGGAAAATGATAAAATTAAAGTTTTTGTGGGTAACTTAAAAGCCGCTGGTGTTGGTCTGACTTTAACCGCTGCCGAGGCTGTTATAATGAACGACCTATCATTCGTACCTGCCGAACACGCTCAAGGTGAAGATAGAGCCTTCAGATACGGTCAGAAAAAAAATGTTTCTGTTTATTATCCAATATTTGAAAATACCATTGAGGGCGTTATTTACGATATCCTATCAAAAAAGAAAATTATTATCGGAACCGTTATGGGGGATAACATAGATTCGGTTGATTTTGTTGAAGAAATCTTAAGTCAAATCAACGCAAAGAAATAAATGAAGAAATTAGATTATTTATAAATAAAAAAAAATGAAAAATTTAGTAAATAAAATAGAAAAAATTGAAGAAGAGGTAAGAAGTATCGAAAAGAAAAAAAGTGAGAAATTTTTCATAACGGAGATGAGAAAAATAGGGATTGAAAAGTTACCGTATTCCTATACAGCCTTAAAAAGATTCATTGACCCTGAGACAATGGATTATCATTATAACAAACATTATAAAGGTTATGTCGAGAAATTGAACTTAGCTTTAGATAAAAAGAAGTTCGGTGATTTAGATTTGGAACAAATCGTTAAAACTATTTCTCGATTCAATAAAACGGTTAGAAATAACGCTGGTGGTGCATATAATCACGCCTTATTTTGGAAAATGTTATCACCAAAACCTCAAAAACCTAAAGGTACAATTTTAAAAAAGATTGAAGAAAATTTTGAATCATTAGCCAAGTTTAAGAAAAAATTTGATGAGGTAGCAAAAGAAAGATTTGGTTCAGGTTGGGTGTGGTTAGTTGTAACAAAAAATAACACATTAAAAATCATGTCAACTCCAAATCAAGATAACCCATTAATGAACGATATTGAAAATGGTGGATATCCAATATTAGGATTGGATTTATGGGAACACGCTTACTATCTAAAATATAGAAATAAGAGGGACGATTATATCAAAAATTTTTGGGATGTTGTAAATTGGGAATTTGTTGATAAATTATTAAACATGAAATTGGAAACAAGACTTGATGAGGAATTAGTTTTGAAACAAATATTATCAAATACAAAAGAAGAAGTCCTAAAAGAAAATTTGGAATGTAAAAAATGTACAAACCAAGAAGAACAAAATTATAAAAAACTTTTGTTCCCTCCAACAAATTCATTCAAAAAAAAACTTTTGTAAGATTTAAAAAAGAATATCTTAATAATTGGTTAGACATTTTAAAGAAATCATATCCCGAACATTGGAAAGAAAAAAATTCTTTATTCTATGGTCATGAATCGGGTTTATATGAAAATGATAATCAGAGGTCAATATTAATGAACCTTACCTCATCTTATACTTCATTTTGTATCATACACAAATACGTTAATGAAATACTTGAAAAAAGTAATGAACAAGTTGTTTCATTCACTAACGACCCATCAAACAATCTCAAAGAACTCAAAAGATTTTTCTCCATAATAGAATCTTCAAAAGACATTATTTTCAATAGACAAGAAAAATCAGAAATTTTAGAAAACATACTTAAAACATTGAGAAAGTCTGGTTGTTTAGGTAAAAGAAATGAAGATACTGCCATGAAAGTGATTAACGAAAATCTAGGGGAAGATTCATGTAAAATATTATCGGGTCAAGGTATAAGTAAGGATATGAAAGGGGGTATAGATGGGGAGATAAAAATTGATAATAAGTCATTAACTACTCAGATTAAACCCTATAAAACAATAACTGAAACAACCAGTTCGTTCATCATCAAAGGTTCATCCAGTACACAAACATATGATAAAGTTAATCTCTTAACATTTGTTAATTCTAAATCAAAACAAGTAAGAATTTTCAAAACGAATGACATTCAAATAATGAATAATGAATATCATATTCCTAAAGAAAATGAAGTTTTGAATTTAAGAGGTTCAAACAATATTGAATTAATTGATTGTAACTAATATTTATGATAAAAAGACTATGGCCGTAATAGCAGAACCAGAAAGAACCCAATTATATACAAGGGTAAGACATCTATTAGGTGCTCCTATAAGAAGTGTTGAATTGGAAGATGAACAACTTGATTCTCTTTTAGAATTCTCTATTGGGGATTACTCACAATACGTTCAGGATTGGCTAATTGAAAGTCAATGGACTTCGTTATATAACCTTAACTTAGATACTCAATCCTTGGCAAGAGCCTTTACAACAAGAAGTTTATCTTATGAGGAAAGATATACGTATGCATATTCTAAAATAGTAGGATTGCAAGCTGGTGGTGATTGGGTTTTGAAAAAAGATTTCATACAATTGGAAAAAAACCAACAAGTATATGAAGTTCCCGCAGGAAGAGAGATTAATGAGTTATTATGGTTTACACCTGCGGAATTAACCAATATTTTATTTGACCCGTGGTCTTTTGGTGTTATGGGAGGTCCTGGTTTAGGGGGACCTGGCGGTTATTCACAAATAGGTTATTCGGGTTCTTATTTTCTAATGCCAGCATTCGACATGTTACTCAGAATGCAAGAAATAAATATTCAAAGAAGAATTATTGCCTCTGATTTAACTTATAGAATTACCGCAGCACCCGATGGTAAAAAATTGGTTCACTTGATGAATACACCTGGTGGTAAATTTGATTTTGGTAATTCGAATTTCTATCAAGGTAAAGTATGGTATTGGTATTATGATGTTGATGGAGCAGACAGAGATAAATGTTTAAAAGATAATCCAGACATTATCAAATTACCTTCAGATGTTCCATTCGATAAAATATCATGGGCGGATTTAAATAACCCTGCTCAACAATGGGTTAGAAGATGGTTTGTTGCAATGTGTAAAGAAACATTAGGAAGAGTTAGAGGAAAATATAGTGGAAATTTAAAAGCAACAGATACTGAACTTGTTATGGACTACCAAAGCTTATTAACTGAAGGTAAAGATGAAAAAATGAAGTTAACAGAAGAATTAATAGGACCTGAAGGTAGATTGACAAGGCTTAAACCTGAGAAGGTTATGGAAAGAGAAGCGTTGATTGCCGAGAACCTGAATAAACAAAAGAAATTCACGGCAATGCCTCGTCAAATTTATGTTATATAATGAAACTTATTTTAACTGAAGGACAATATAAAAGATTGTTGGAACAAGAGGAAGAAATACTTCGATTACCGTCCATTGAACATTTTGGTGGATGGGGTAATTTGCAATGGTGGTTGAATAAAAAAGGTAACCCAAAATACTCTATTGATGGGGATTTGGATTTAGAAAAAACACCAATTGAGTCCTTGGGTTCTTTAACTTCGGTTGGGGGAGGTTTGTCTTTACGTGACACACCAATTGAGTCCTTGGGTAACTTAACTTCGGTTGGGGGAGGTTTGGATTTATATGGAACACCAATTGAGTCCTTGGGTTCTTTAACTTCGGTTGGGGAAAGTTTGGATTTATATGGAACACCAATTGAGTCCTTGGGTAACTTAACTTCGGTTGGTGGATATTTGAATTTATATGAAACACCAATATCAAAAAAATATACAGAAGAAGAAATAAGAGAATTTGTTGATGTAAAAGGCAATATTTATTTGTAATGAAATTAGTAATATCCGAACAACAATATAAAAGATTATTAGAACAAGAGGAAGAAATACTTCGATTACCGTCCATTGAACATTTTGGTAGTTGGGAAAATTTGCAATGCTGGTTGAATAAAAAAGGTAACCCAAAATATTCTATTGATGGAGATTTGAATTTATATAATACACCAATTAAGTCCTTGGGTAATTTAACTTCCGTTGGTGGAAGTTTGAGTTTACGTGACACACCAATCGAATCCTTGGGTAATTTAACTTCCGTTGGTGGAAGTTTGAATTTACGTGGAACACCAATTGAGTCCTTGGGTAATTTAACTTCGGTTGGTGGATATTTGTATTTACGTGACACACCAATCGAATCCTTGGGTAATTTAACTTCGGTTGGTGGATATTTGGGTTTATATGGAACACCAATTGAGTCCTTGGGTAACTTAACTTCAGTTGGGGGAAGTTTGGATTTATATGGAACACAAATTAAGTCTTTGGGTAACTTAACTTCGGTTGGTGGAGATTTGTTTTTAGGTGGAACACCACTATCAAAAAAATATACCGAAAAAGAGATAAGACAAATGGTTGATGTTAAAGGTGATATTTATTTGTAATGAAACTAATTTTAACGGAACAACAATATAAAAGATTATTAGAACAAGAGGAAGAAATACTTCGATTACCGTCCATTGAACATTTTGGTAGTTGGGAAAATTTGCAATGGTGGTTAAAGAAAAAAGGTAATCCCAAATACTCTATTGAAGGAAATTTGAATTTACGTGGAAAAACAATTGAATCTTTGGGTAACTTAATATCTGTTGGAGGATATTTGAATTTAACTAAATCATCAATTGAATCTTTAGGAAGTTTAACTTCTGTTGGTAATTTTATTCATTTATTAGACACAAAAATAAAATCCTTAGGTAACCTGACCACTGTTGGGGGAAGTTTAGAATTGACAAATACACCAATAAAATCTTTGGGTAATTTAACTTATGTTGGAGGAGATTTGAGTTTATTGGCAACACCAATTAAATCACTAGAAAATTTATCCTATGTAGGTGGAACTCTTATTTTATCAAGAACACATATCGAATCGTTAGGTAAGTTATATTTTGTTGGTGAAGATTTGAATTTAAGAGAAACACCTTTAGGGTATAAACATCCCAGTAGTGAAATAAGAAAAATGGTTCATGTAAAAGGGAGTATTTATTTTTAAAAAATTAAATTTAAACTTTCATTATGTCAGTAATAAGAAGTATACCTGTAGATAGAATTTACGATGGTAAAATAGTAAAAGCATCTGAAAGAGCTGTTGTGTCAGACCCCAATTTTAGAACTCATGGTGAGGAATTTATAGTAATTAAAAACATTGATAGTTGTAAAGTAGTTTTAGATAGTTCATCAACTGACCATATAAAAATCAAGGCACTTACAAAAGTATTAATCATACCAAGTATTGGTAGAATTGATGAAGAATGGGATGAAATTCTAATCGATAAAGGTGCTTGTGTAGAATTTGCATACATGTCAGGAAATTGGTATATTATGAGTTCTGATGGATTAAAACTTGACTAACTATATAAAATTTTCCCATCCAGGTTCGGCTAATTCATACATGTAATAAGGACTCAAACCACGTTTTTCCCAATAATTCAATTCCTCATCGGTAATATTCAATACGTCTTCAATCTTATCTTGGTCACCCTCTTCAAAAGGTTGTCCATTTATTAGTTCACATTGTTCCTTAGTAAATAAACCTCTATTATTTGGATTATCAACTAATAAATTATCTCTTACTTCATCTTTGAATACCACTAACAAAGGTTCTATTCTTTTATTAAAAACGGAAATTGCTCTTGCAACATTGTATTCACCTGTCATTTCAGGGTTATTTTCTATTTCTTTAGAATCCAATAAATAACAATTCAGCTTGATTATAAATTCTAATCCTTCAGGTGTTCTATTATAATGTTCGATATAATCTTTAATATCTTTTTCTGACCAACCTTTTTTAGTTGGTTTTATTTTTTGAACGTCACCTTGTGATGCTTTTTCACCGTTATTTACATAATAGATAATATCACCTAAGTTAATATTTAACTTATGTTTAATGGCTAATTCCATGTGAGCCATTCTACTCATATCACCACCCGATTTTGTTTTTTGTTTGGTTCTTTTTAGATAATCATCAATGGTCAACTTAACTTTAGCCCTTTGAGCAATTTTCATCAGAGGTATTCTTTTGTTGAATATAACATCTAAATATTCATAGTACCATTCCACAAATTCTGAACCTTTACCTTCGAGTAACATTTTAACACCTTTATCCAAGAAATCTTCTATGTATAAAGGTAACTTTTTTGATTTAATAGTGTTACCCGTTAATTTTACCTTACCTTTGGCATCCATAACCGCATAGTTCTTACGTGCTAAATTAATACATGATGGCCAAGTACCGTCAGTATCCAAAGCCATTTCACCCCTCATAAATAAATCGTTAAATTCCGCAACGTCAGCATCATCTCCTTTATATTCTTTTCCTTCCTTAACTTTCCAATTTAAACCTTTACCAATATAGGTACGGTTTTCCCAACCTTCAGGTTTAGAAAAGTTGATACCATCGGTATCAAGTACCAAAGGTGTATAACCCCTCTTCATAAAGAATTTAATCATCATTCTTAGATATTGTCTACCTGTACATGTGATTTGTTCACCCATGTACATATCACCCCAATGAAACACCTGAGGTGCTGAAAGAGCACCGAACATACTGTTGATGAATATCTTAATTGGTAATTGTTTTCGGTCATAAGATAATGACTTTTTAGGGTCGGTTTTTTCTAATTGTCCTGCCAAGTTTTTATATAGAATACGGGTATCTCTAAAGTATTTCAACATTGCTTTCATCCCACCTGTAATGTCACATTCAGGGAATACATCATGAACAAGTTGTATGGATGGATAGAGTGAACTAAAGTCTAATTTGAGTACATTCTTTGAATAACCCACTTTTAATAATCTTGATAATCCACCAACGAATTCGGTCTTTTGTTGTTTTTGGGGAATCGCTAATTTAAATTTATATGACCATGCCAACATAAGCATTTTCCATAAAGTTGCCGTACCCATAGTAGATATCCTTTCATATGTTGTAGGTACTAAAGAGGCTAGTAAAAAAGAACCCTGATTGAATTCATCATCGACTAAAAGAGTTTCTTCCAAGTCATCATCCAAATATCTCTCAACTATATTATCACCAGTAACTTTTATATATGTACCAGGAAATCTTGTATCCAAATTTTCAAATTCAGGGTTATCAGCCTTTTTATATTTTCCGTTCTTAACGTTCAACCAATATTCATTCTTATCACGATACATTTTACCAATATCCTCGTGAGAAATATACACACGGTCAGGCGCTTCGGCTTCAATGAACTTGGTGATATATTTCAAACCCGCAGATTTAATACTCGAATTTATCGCCTGAGCTCTACGTACAGAGTGAATAATATCGATGATATTATAACCCCACATATTAGTTTGATTATATCTTTCAACTTCATTTGCTAATTTAAGTAAATTCTCTCTTTGAGAAATCGATGATGAAGGGTTTAAAGTTTTACATGTTTTTTTAATATCCAACTTTAAAGCCTTACATCTTTCAAATATCCAAAACCAGTCGAAGTTTGCCGAATTATAACCACCAATGATAGATGGTTTTATTTCATCGATAACTCTAAAAAATTCAATTAAACCCGCCCTTTCTTGTTCTTCATCAGAACATTCGATTACTCTTTTATAACCTTTATTGGTTTTCATACCTATCATAAAGATTCTACCATCTTTTGGTTCTAATGACGTTGTTTCCAAGTCAAATACAAATCTGGTGATGTCATTATATTCGTCATAACCTTTAAATAATCTTTTTTCTTTGGAAATAAGAAATTGTTCTACAGGTGGAAGAACAAGTATTAAATCTTTTGTTTTTTCACCCCAAGGGTCTACACCACCATCCCTAAAGAATTGTATTAATGTACGATATCCTTTTAAAGATTTAACCATAAATTTTAAACCTTTTTCAAGTCTTTCGTTACCTCCTGTTTCTAACTTTTCGATAACAATACCGTACTTACTCATCGCCTCTTTTTGAGCGGCTTTTGAACTACCGTAAAAATTTAAACCGTGTAAATCACCCACCCATGCGAAAGCGGTGAATGTGTCTTTTTGAATAACTTTACCTTGGTTTGGTATTTCTTTGATTTTATAAATTGAATCTGAACCATAATCAAATTCTACAGATGTGATAAATTGTTCGGGGTCGTTCCCCTCTAAAAAGGACTTAATTTCTTCTTGACTAATCATAAAATATTTGGGTGGTGTATTTGCTGCCGTATAATACGACATTTACCTTATACCATAAATATAATATCAACCAAATATTAAGTCAAATTAAAATCTATTTTCTATAGCTAAACAAACCTCTCCTCTTTCTCTAATTAACCTTGTCATATCGTTAAATGAAATGTATGCATGACCATTTTGACCCCAAGATTTTCCCCAACTATTTTTTATTCTAAATCTCTGTGCTCTTGTATCTACACCATTTATGACATAAGCATGTCCACCTACTAAATAACCTGACACTTTTATAAGACCTGTTTTATCAGGGAAGAACATATTATAATACCAATTTGTACCAACAACAACAGGTCCAACATTGAGAACGGTATTTGTAAGAGTTGCAACGTCATATGCCCATAAATAAGATGAAATTTTACTTGCGTTCTTTAGATATGCAGCACCTGCTCTTACTGTTGTACCATCGTGAGGAGTATTAGCCCAAGGGTCTAATTTTTGAGCCTCGTTATATATTGTAACAGGTGAAACAACAGGATGTGTACCTGTATGTATAATCGGTCCGTCTTCTATGAAGTGAGCCCATGCATAACCAACACATTGTGGGGTGTCACCTTGGTCTCCGCTCCAAATATCGTCTTGCCAATATCTGTTAGTTATTGTAGAAACCGTTGCGGCTTGAGGTAGTTTATCTTTAATTAAGAAATTTAAATCACGAGTATCTACTGAATGAATTCTACCTAAAGAATATATTTGGTTTGGGTCTAATAGATTACCATTACAACAATTATTTTCACTAATAAAACTTTCTTGGATATTAATGAACAATTGTTCTCTTATCGGAACTATTAAAGTACCGTCAGAGTTTTTCAACATAAATTGACCTTCATATCGACCAACTTTGTTTGTATCTTTTTGAGTGAATTGATAATAAATGTAATATTCGGTAGGGGTGTTTGGGTCAACGAATGTTTTAGAAACAAAACTAGCGGGAGCTGAAATAATTTTAGGAATCCCTGTCTCGGTATCTATCATGGAAAATAAAATGGTTGAAGCCTCTATCATGTCCATGAAATTATGATAGTCACTTCTACCATCTTTTACTACCTGCATTTTTAAGAGAGGTAAAGTAGAATTTTTCTTAATAAAGAATTCCATTCGTTTTTTATAATAAATACAACGATTATGATTCTTTTCTTAATTTACCATCATAAAATTCGAAACGGTTGTGTTCTGTTGGTGTTAACAATAATATCGCAGGATTAAATTCACCTCGTTTACTCATTTGAAACATATGTGACATCCATGTTTGTTCATGGGGGGAAGCCCATTTTGTGTCTAAAAACATTTTTTTATTCCCATGTTTAGAAACAATTTGAGGCCAGTTACAGTAGTAACATTCACCTGTTGCAAATGAGACACCATTATAAGATAGTATGTTTTTGAAGTTAGTTTTCGGAGCACTTGGGTCTAATCCTTTGAACGGTAAATTTGGTTTTTCAGGGAAAAACTCTTGTCTTATATTTTGCGGAACATTATACCACGACCACTGGGTAGAGTTATCACCAAAAAATTCTGTAAAATTTAATTTTAAATAATCAAATCCATGATTATTCATAATTTTTAAAGATTTATTGTATAGGTTATCAATGTATCTTGGAAACCCATTTTTACATAATTCCCCCTTTTTCAAATAAAAGAACATATCATCTTCGAAGAAAAACATAAAATCAGAATCAGTTTCCTCAAAATGTTCCGCTATGAATTGTCGTCCACCGCATATTCCCAAATTATCTTTCTTGATGTGTTCAAATTCATATAGTTCACACAGTTCTTTATATCTTTCAGTTGTTGTTAAATCGGTAGAATTATCTAATAAATATTTTTTAGGTTGAGTCAAGAAATTTTCATCATATTCTTCCATCGACTTGATTAAAGTTTCAAATTGTTTCGGACTATTAAATGAAATAACATACAACGATGTTTTATTGATATTTGATGAGAATGTTATTTTTTTCTCTGACTTAACCTCAACTTTTTCTGTTTTTAAATCTTCAAAAAATTTAGATATTAATCCATTTCCCTCAATATCAAAATAATTAAAAAGAGTTGGAAATTTATAAATCATTATTGTAAATAACGACTCTTCCGTACCCATATAACCATCGTTCAAAGTATCGATAAGTAAGTTATAATAAATCGTATTGACTTCGGAAATTGTTTCTTTAGGACCTCCAAAGAAACCTCCTCTTGCAACTTTATTAATCTTATTTCCAACCATTTTATTCATATGGTTAATCTCAAATCCATGTATTTCAGTATTGGCCTCGTAAGGAAAACAAATAAAACTAAATTTGGTAAACAATGATGGTATTTTATCTAAAACTTTATCATGAGTGAAATAACCAACGTGAACAGTGTTACATAATCCTGCATCAATCCAATACAAATTTTCAGAATTAAATTTATCTAAAATTTTTGCATCATGTAAAAGGAAAACCTTACTCATCACCAAGGGATTATATAATTCCAATTTTGCTTGGGTAGATTCTTTTAACCACCCTGCCAACGATAACCAATTTGGGTTTGTTCTTATTTTTTGAATTGTGTTAAAATATTCATTATTCTTAAACCAATCAATATTTCTAACAATAAACTGAGTATTTTCTTCCTTACGTATAGAAAACACAAATTCTTTTAATGACTCATCACCAAAAATAATCAAATTACAATCGACAGATAATAATTGAGAAAATTTATTTAAATAGTGTTCATAGCTTCTTGACCATCCGTCACTTAAAGAATGTCTCCCAATATCCCATAAACCAGTTACTAAAGTATATCTCATTTTATCTTATTATTTTTTTATAACATTCATGGGTACTATATTCATTTTCATCATATAAATCCATAATTTTTAAGATTCCTTTTTGAAAATCAACCCAATCATCAAATTCGAAAAACATTTTACGTTCTTGATTTGACAATAAAATATATAAAATTTCTTGGTCACTTGTGTAAAAACCACAATTAACCATTTTTTTAATAATTTCTTTGTATGTCGAAAAACAATTTAACACATCCGAAGATTTGCCGCCAAATAATCCGCCAGGAACAATTTCACAATTTAAATTGAATAGATTGTTAATTTTGTTTTTATCTTCATAATTAATCGTAATGGCATTGCCTTTAAGTGAGATTAAATCATATAGTTCTATTTTCTCAAAAATTTTTTTAAAAAAATATTCAGTGTGGGCAATTTTAACCATATAATCTCTCCATCCGTCAGAACAACTAGTACCGAATAATCCAGAATCAATCCAAACAAGACTACCATCAAAGTTTTCACATTCTTTCAATATTATTTCAAACTTGTTGTACATAACCTCAACGTAATTATTAACAGAATGAATTCTATCCCAAATATCACCTGATTGTATTTTTTTTAAACGTAGAGGGTTAATAAGTTCATTATATAAATCACCATTTAATTCTAGAAATTTTATAGTTACATTAGGCCGTTCAAAAAAATCGGAAAAGTTATGATTATTATAGGTACGATGGTCAGTATAAATAATATAGTCGTAATCTGAAAAAATAACATTACGAAAAGTTAAGGTCAATAAATCAAAAGATTTATATATCATACCACCTCTTTCATTTATGTAATTCAAATCGTAGATAGATGTTACGATTTTATTTTTAATACCACTTGTCATGTTTTGCAATTAACAGATTTATAGATTTATTTGACGAGTTTAAACATTCCAACCCATTATACAATGCCGCGAAACACATTTCATCAATATTTCCCGCTGGTATGTTTAAGAGTTTCATTGAATCTTTTATTTCAACACATTTATTCCAAGTTTCTATAAATTTAAATTTTTTTTCATCATCTATATGAATAAATTGAATGCAATCTTCGGGCATTTCGTTTAACATTTCTTTATCAAACATCACTTGAAAACATTCTTCATATTTCAATAATCTTCTACCCAACATACTATTTGTTGTTATTTGGTTTTTAAAATTATAAGTAACTTGACCAGAAATAGAATTAGGACTGAAAGTATTCATAATTGAGTCTATATTGTATAATCTTTCATTCAATACAACATCGGCATCTGCCAATATTACATAGTTATATCCCGATTCAAATGCATATAATAATGAAAATCTTTTTACCGAAAAATCAAAACTATAGTAGTTTTGAAAATAATTCAAGTATTTTGGGTTGTAATTATCCACATTTTTAACCCTAACAAAATCCTTAGCAATAATCGATTCAGGTGAATCGGTAATTACAAATATTTCAGGTTTTATCTCTAAATTTTCAAAACTTTCAATTAGCCTATTTGTTTGTTTGTAATATCTTTCTCCAAAACAAAAAGTTGATATTGCAAATGGTAGATTCATATTATTCCTTTTTTAAAGCACGCCCAAGCGGCGTATTCGAAATCAACTAACTTATATTCAATTAAATGATTTTTATCTATTGATTCTTTAATATCGTTATAACTTATCTCAAACCAATTCCAATATTTATTTTCAATATTTTCATGAAAGATTTCTGAATCATAACAATAATCATGTGCCATTATAAAATCATGATTTTTCAAAAATTGTGAATATAAATTGAATTCTTCTATTTTATTTCCTCCATCACAAAGTAAAAGTGCTTTACCGTTGTTTTTCAAAAGGTTTATAACAGTTTTTCTATATTCCTCATCTCTCTCATCTAAATTATAATAAAAACAGCCTCTTTGGTTAAGTTGTTTTTCTACATAATCTTTATAACTATAATCGAATGTGTGTATCGTATAATTTAAATTAAACTCTTGTTTTATGTCATCAATAATATATGTTAAACCCCCCAAAGAGGTTCCTAATTCAATAACAATATTAAATGATTCATTAATTAATAACTTCTCAAAAAAAGATTTAATATTGGGAACTTGTTGGGTTGTGTGTAAATCTTTATATAAAAAAGAACCTGAAATTTTTGTCATTTTTAACTAACATGATTGTGGTTTAATTGTCCTGTTATTCTATCACACCAACCCTTAGATTCTGAGTAAGGCCAAACAACCCAATATGATGGTGTTTCGGATGTTAAGAAATCTCTCCAAATCCTACAGAATCTGTCTGGGTCTGTTTTTAATCTCATTATTTCATTTTTATCTGCGTCTTTTCTAAATAATGTCTCATCATTAGGTCCGTGAAAAGCAACCACCCAAAATTCATAATCATCAAGAGGAACACTATCGAAACTTATATCGATACAATGTTTATAAATTTTGGCAAAACTATTTATCCATTCTTCTTCTGTTGCGTAATCATAGGGATTTGGTGGGTATTTTTTATCTAAAGTGTATTGTTGAACGGCTCGTTTCGAAAATAATAAACCCGCATATTTTTCATAATCACGTAAACTTCTTACTTTACCAAAACCGAATTGACCAAACTCCTCCTCATTGTATATTTCACCATCCATTCCAAACAACTTTCTATTTTTTAGATGGGATTTTTTGTTCTTCTCACCCCATGTTTTGTCATCATCCCATTGTTTGGTTCTACCTTTCCTTGTGTACTCATGCCAAATTACGACTTTGTGCGGATGAAATAAATCATAACCATGTGTGTACGCTCTTACCGCTATCGATATTTCTTCACCGTGAAAATAGTATTCAGGGTCATGTTGAACTTCTTTCGCAAAAGAACCTAACGTAAAACAAAAGTGAGCTGAATAAAATCTTGCAGGAACGGGTTCTGTTAATTTTTCCCAACCAGGTATTGATTCAGGTAAAAAGAAAACGGCGCCTTCAGGAATGAATCTATCAAAGGCCATTCTCCAAGGAGTCCTAACTCTAGCGGATGGGTCATTATCGGGGTCAAAAGAAGATACATAACCTGTTAATAAAGGTTTTTTATATCCTTTCTTTTTCAATCCTTTAATCATATCGATTAAAGTTTTGTCCCAATCTTTTTCAAATCTCATGTGAGAATCTATTTGAAGTGTATATTCTTCATTTTCATAAAGTTGTTGTGTTAAATGTCTAGCCCAACAAACACCTTGTGATTCCTCATGTGGTATATTTAAAATTCTGAAACGTTTATCGTTTTCATATTTAGATAAGTCATCAAATTTATCATCAGGATGGAACTGACGAGCAATCGCAAACACTAAATTTTTTGGATTTTTTGCCTGATTAATCGCATCCTCAATTGTTGGTATTAATTGTGGGTCTCGATAAGAAGCTATTTGAATGAATATTTTCATATTTTTTTAGAAAAAAATAAGAAATATCTACTCGATATAAAGTTAAACGTATAATAAAGTTTTAGGTTACACTACAATTAGGACAATCGTAATTAAATAAGTTAAACTTATCTTTTAAAATATTAAAATTGTGTTTAACCTCGTCACCAGAAAGAGGAATTGTATACATTCTGAATTGAGATATACCACCATCAAAAGAACCTGCAAAATTTTGTTCAATTAAAATATTCGTAGATAGTGCTGATAGTGACGTACCGCTTAAAATATTGTTTGGAAAACATTCAGGGTCTTGTTGATAAGTTAAACCAGTCAATGAAGTCGGGCATCCTGTGAAGGTTAAGTTATCGTGTAGACCTTGGCTACCTCCACCCCAAGAAATATTATACGGAACACCTACTTGTCTTTCCTTTTCAGTGTCCAACGCCCTTGGAATAATTTCTTCAATATCTTCAAAAGTATGAAAAATCCTACCGTTAACATAAATTTTTAATCTTCCCCTTCTATAGTTTTTTTCAATTAACCACCTTTCGTTTAATCTAACGATTTCAATTCGTTCTGGTGGTGTTGCACCTGAACTAGTAACAGGTGGTTCTATTAATTTAACTGTGTCGTTAAGCAATGAATATAGATAAGGGTCTTCGGTAATTAATCCTAAACCTCCTTTATACCATAAATCACAGGTGTCAAACCATGTATATCTTTCCCATACAAAATCTAATTGAATCCAATGTTCCTCTTGAGTATAACCGCTATTAATATCCAAACAAAAATCATAAATTCCTTTATCGGTACATAAATTATCAACCGTATATCCTGTTTGATAGGTTACGCCAGTAGTTTCGCAACTTCCCGTAGTAACACAATCCCCCGTAAATCTTAAAATTCTTACACCAATTTGAGGGTTATGCACATCACCACATAGTTTAAATGCAATGGCGTTAGAAATACCGTCATACAAAGGGTCTTTTTCGGGGGCTATTGTTGTTTCAGGAACTAATCTACAACCACAATTACAATCCAATCCATGTGAAACTATTTCATCTTCTGGTTGATAAACATCAATACAATTTGAGTTAGTAATTGCGGTATTGGCACATGCACATGTTTTCAAACAAGTCAACGCTTCAGTTACCCTGGTATATCCTGTATCACTAACAGGACTACCACTAGCATAGTGATAAAATTTATTTTCGGCTCTCGTCCCTAAATAAAAGAAAATATTTTTATTATTAGGATAGAAATCGTTCAATAATGTTCCACCTGTATATTCATCAACAAATCTTGGTTTAATTAAAACCTCAACCGACCAACCTTTATTAACTCTCTCAGGAAATAAAGAATAATCATAACCGAATAATTTATAGAACCCTTGGTAGAATCCACCATATAATTCATGATAAACCCCAACGTTAGGGTCTAATTTTGATACAACATTGTATGAAACACTTCCACTTAATCCCGAAAATAACGTATTTGGTGATTGAGTATAACCAGTGACTTGGTGAAGTTTTAATCTTCTATCGAAAGATAACCTATCAAATTTTTGGGAATCAGGTAATAATCCTTGAGTTACCGAGATAGTTTCTCCCGTCATTTGAGAAACCAATCCATTATCTATTCCTGTTAACCCAATGTCACAGATTGTTTGTGATGAAAAACAACTTAAATCATAATTATTTGGGTTATAATAGTTTGTTGAAATAAGGTTGTTGTACGGATTATAATCATCATAATTCAAAACATATAATTCACTACTACCCGAACTATTTAAATCAAAATTAAATGGTAATCTCGTCCCATCTTCTTCAGCAATTAATAAAGGTGAAAAAATAACTTCTTCTTTATAATCACGTTCATCTGAAGTTAAACAGAAATCTTGAATTTCCGATTTATCTACCAAATACCATTTACGAAAATTGTATTGATTAATATTTTGATAAGCCATACATAGATAAATACTCACTTTCTAAGTATTTATATAAAAATAATCGACATGATTGAATTTAATAAAGAATATTTTTCTAAACCTTATTATTTCTACCTTACGGAGAAGGAAAATAAGATATCATTATACTACGCAATTTCGGAAACTTTAACAGAATCAAGAAAAATCGATGAGAAAATTGATTTTGAGAAAAAAGAAACTGATAAGGTTAAAAAGGGGGTTTCTCAAATCTTAAGACAAAAGAAATTGAAAACAAAAGACGCTATTAAAAAATATTTTACAAGTGCGAAAAAGGAAAAAGAAGAGATTGGTGAGTTGGTAAATAGTGACGGTACTATGAGTAGTTCCAAAATACCAATACTGGATATGGGATTAACACCTAAAAAGACAACTGACCAAACTGTTGTTATGGGTAGAATGACAAATAACCCTGTCACAAGAGGATATAGAAAGTATTATGGTGAATCTGAAGAAGGTTCTGAAGAAGTGGTTAATGAAGTGGACTATTCTGAAGCATTCGGTTATGAAGAAACAAAAGATATGGATGGTAAACAGACCTACAATTATCTAATCAAAAAAATGGGAATGAATCCTGATGAAGCTGTTGATAGAACAAAACAATTTGGAAAAGACCCTTACGGAAAAAAAACAAAGAAAGCACCAAAAAGTATTAAAAACAAAAAAGGTTTTATAGATAGAATGACTCTTTCTGAAATGGAAAGAATGGAAATGATTAAAATGGTTGAGGATATTCTATTGAAAAAGAAAACAGGTGATTCAGACGTTAAAAATAAAGAAGAGAAAGTTTCGAAAATTTTGAAAAAAAATATTCAGACTTTAAAAAAAATGGCAGATAAAGAAGGATTATCATTATCTCAATTAATTAAATTATTGAAAAGTGAATAAAGATTTATACGGTAAAAATTATCCCATACCACAATCAATATTGAATAATCTCGTGAAATATAAATCTAATGAGACTATCAATAATTTATTGAATACCAAAACAATTTCATATTCTTTATTGAAAAAATTGAAACACAGAATGGAACATAATGAAAAAAATGTTTTGGGTGGTGATATTTTTTACAATTGGATTAACCAAACATTACAAATTGACCGAAGTGGTTTAGATGTATCTAAAGATGCAAAATTAGAAGCGGGAGTTACGAACTCACATATCAAACCTCATGAGAAAGATGATTTGAGAACAATGAATAGACCGAGTAAAGAACATGGTAAATCCATTGATGATATCAAAATAACTGAAAGTTTAAAAAGAATAAACGACTTAATATCAAAAATAATATAAAATGGCACAACAAGAACCAATCGATTTAGCTCAAAGCGAAGATAACGAACTTACGAGAGTTGCTAATCTTGAAAGAAAAAAATTATTTCCAAGAAACGATTATAACACATCAAACCAATATTCATCTACCAATCCTGACGCTTTGGCAACGGGTGATGAACAAGGTAAAGGTACTGGTGGTGATTTAGATGTTTATAACGATGCGGCGGGAAATAAAACAGATAATATCGAAAGAAAAAAAGAAATCGTAATTAACAAATTCAACGCTAACAAGACTTATCCTGATTTCTAATGAGATTATTTAAAACATTAGTTGGACTTTTAAATGAACAAGTATCTTACCAAGATGTGGTAGATGCCATCAAAAACCGTAAGGTTTTGGTAATCTATTATGATGGTGATGAACCAGGTGGTAGAGGTTTGAGAGAAATCGAACCTGTTTGTTTGGGTGTTAGTAAAGCCAACAATAAAGTTTTAAGAGCTTGGGATAGAGAAGGTTCTTCTCATACCGCATATAAGGGAGAACAACCTTTACCGAGTTGGAGATTATTTAGATTAGATAAAATTTTATCGTCAAAACCGACTGGTGAAATTTACAATGAACCAAGACCTAACTATAATTTTGATGGAGATAAGACTATGGTTAGTGTTATCATAAACGCTAAATTCGATACAACACAATTGGATACCCTTATTAAAACACAATTACCTCAAATTGTTAATACGGCACTTACTGAACTTGTTAATGACATCTTCAATAGAAGAGGGGTTCAAGCATTACAAAGTGCTGACTTTACCAAAGCTGCGGAAATATATGGTAGGATATACAAGAAAATACAAGATGTTTTGAAACGACCATTAACTGGTGATGAAAAAAATACTCTTAAAATCGAATCAGCAAAACTAATCGGTCAAAACCAAGACAGAATAAAACAAGAAAAAACGAATCAATAATATGAGTGATTTAATGCAAAAATTGGCGGTGTCAAAAGCTTTGATGGATAGACACAACGGAATGCCAAGAGGACAACAAGGTGCAGGAAATTATAATGTTAATATACCTGAAGTTCAAACTTTTGAAAGTCCGAATCCAACATATAATTTACCACAAGAGTTCATTCAAGAAAGTTCTCAACAAACGGTAAATCCAACACAACCTTTATCTAAAGATAAAATATTAAATTCAAGATTACCTGACGAAATAAAACGTCTAATGATTGAAAACCCAATAACTCCTACAAACCCTCTTATGGGTGGAGGTCCTGTTCTTTCTGATGAATTAATTGAGAAAGCAACAAAACTAATGGGTAATAAGAATCAACCACAACAATTGAAAGAAGAAAAATCCACAGTTAAAAACAACCCATCAGAGTTAAAACAAATGATGAGAGAAGTTGTTGAAGAAGTATTGAAGGAAAATGGTTTGATTCTTGAATCAACAAGTAAGACAAATGAAACTGTTGTGATAAAAGTGGGTCAACATATATTCGAAGGTAAAATATCTAAAGTTAAAAAGGTTAAATAACATAATTATATATCCTATTATCCCCTTCCCCTCTTCTATGAGGGGTTTTTTATTTAAAAAATTTTAGATTGAAATTGATTTAATTAAAACTTTGGGTTATACTTTGAAAGTAATTTGAAAACACATCTAATTACATCAAAATAATAAATTAAATATAATAAAATATGTCAAATCAGATTAATCCGACTCCTAAGTCTGGTGAGAAAATCAATGTGTTGGTTCTCCCATCAGATAAGACAGGGGTTGGTGCGGAACCCCCACTTTCGTAAGAGGGTGGGGGAAAATTAAAAGGTAAATATAGGTCAGTAGACCCTCACGTAATGTTACAAAAACTTTATCCTGAGGACTTCCACGTTGAAATCGATTACGAACCAAAATTCCAAAACCCAGATTATTGGAAAAAATATCAAATTGTTCATATCCATAGAAATATTGGTCAAACATATGAACAAACACCTGACATTCTTAAATGGTTAAGAGGTCAAGGTATTGTCACTATTGTTGATATAGACGACTATTGGATGCCTGGTACAGAGCACCCTATTCATCATCTTATCAAGACACATAAGATAAATGAAAAGATAGTTAACAACCTTAAATCGGCTGAGTATGTTATAACCACAACAAAGTTATTTGCCGATGAAATATCTAAGTTTAATAAAAATGTAGTTGTAATACCTAATGCAATTGACCCTACTGAACCACAATTTAGTGAACCTACATTACCAAGTGATAGATTGAGAGTTGGTTGGTTAGGTGGTTCTTCACATCTTCATGATTTAATGTTAATTGAAAGTTCATTAAGCAAATTAAATGATGACGATAGAAAGAATTTACAGTTCTATCTTTGCGGTTTTGATACAAGAGGTATGGTTACTCAAATAAATCAAGAAACAGGTGAACAAAGTCAAAGACCAATTAAACCTGAAGAAACGGTTTGGAGTACATATGAAAAAATTATTACATCTAACTATCAAGGAATGTCTGAAGATTATATTAAACATCTTCAAAAATTCAAAGAAGAAGATTATCCAAATATGTATGACCAACCATATGTAAGGGTATGGACAAGACCAGTTCAGATGTATGCGAAAAACTATTCTAAGTTTGACGTATCTATTGCACCGATTAAGAACCACATGTTCAATCGAATGAAATCACAACTTAAGGTTATCGAAGCGGGTTTTTATAAGAAAGCATTGATTGCATCGAATATCGGTCCTTATACTTTAGATTTAAAACATGCTTTGAAGAATGGTGAATTTACTGATGGAAACGCTTTATTGGTTGATGAAAATAGAAATCATAGTGATTGGGGTAAATTTATAAAAAAATTGAGCAATAATCGAAATTTTGTCGTAGATTTGGGTGAAAGATTATACGAAACAGTCAAGGATACCTACGATTTGAGAATCGTAACTAAAACAAGGGCTGAATGGTATAAGTCACTAATAAAATAATTTTATATGATAAAAGTACCAATTACCAAAATTCTTTTTTTGGACATCGAAACAGTAGGTTGTGAAAAGGATTATGATTCTTGTAAAAAGAATCAACCGAAAATTGCAGAACAATTTGACAAATACTATGATTGGTTTTTGAAACGTTTTCCTGAGGATGCGTTAATAAAAGAAAATCAAAAAAATATAGTATTCCAAACAAGAACCGCTTTGGTTCCTGAGTTTGCAAAGATTGTTTGTGTTAGTATGGCATTCGTTTTAGAAAATGGAGACATCAGACAACAAACTTTTTCCAATGACAATGAGTATACTTTGTTAACTGAGGTTAGAAACTTACTTGAAAGATGTGGTAAATTGGATTTCCATCTTTGTGGTCATAATCTTAAAAACTTTGATATTCCAATGATATCAAAAAGAATGGTAATTAATGGTCTAATGCCACCGTCAATACTACCATCTTATGATACCAAGCCTTGGGAAATTAAGGCGATAGACACAAAAGAAGTTTGGCAATTTGGCGCTTATACCGCCATCGGTTCATTAGATTTGATGTGTACCTGTATGGATGTTCCATCACCTAAAGATGGTGAAGTGACTGGTGAAAAGGTTCACTCGGCATATTGGTATCAAAATAAACTAAAAGAAATCGCAGAATATTGTGAACGAGACGTAAGAGTTCTAATTGATGTGATAATAAAATTCAAAGATTTAAAATAAAATGCAAGAACATTTTGACGAGTACTTTCCTGAAGAAGAAGAACAATTAAAAAAATTACTTTTGGATATGGGTGTTGATGTGGATGAATTAGAGCGAGATTTCCAAAACTATCAACCCCGTAAACCATTAAAATATGAAGTCATATCTGATGATGCCGTAGAACCCATGTATAACTATGGTTCTGATTCAGGATTTGACCTTCATTCAACTGAAGATGTATCACTACAACCAATGGGTCGTGCATTAGTACCTACAGGTCTCAGATTTGACATTCCTGACGGTACTGAGATACAAGTAAGACCTAAGAGTGGATTAGCGTTAAAACAAGGTTTAACGGTCTTAAATACACCTGGTACAATAGATTCAGGATACAATGGTGAGATAAAAGTAATTGTCTTCAATACTACTCAAGAAGTGGTTAATATATCTAAGGGTACAAAAATAGCACAGGCGGTTCTATGTCCTGTAATAAACGGTAAATGGGTCGAACTTATCAAAGTAGATTCAGTAGATGAAAAAGACAGAGGTGAGAATGGGTTTGGCTCAACAGGTATTAAATAGTCCTAAATATTTTACATGTAAAAATATATCTTCCAACGTAGTTAGATTAGGTAATAAACTTTTTTTCTACTCTTTCGCTATCGGTTTAGCCGAAAAGTATCAAAGAAAACTATTAGTACCTGATTATTATCTTTGGAAATATTTGAAAAATCCTCCAGAAATTTCTGATATAGTTGGTAGTCTTGAATTCACTTTACCGACAGATGACTACGATTCTAATTTCGTGAAACAATTTTTTTATAACCACAATGATGATATTATAGATATTACAGGTAATTGTCAAAGCGAGCTCACATTTGATAATTGTAAAGATAAGGTCTATCAATTATTAGAATTTAATGAATCATATGTCGAAAAAATAAAAGCCAAATATAATATATTTTTTACTAAACCTACTATAGGTATTGGAATTCGTTTAGGAAGAGATATGTTAGCTAATCCTTGTTTTTATAAAATTTCAAGTGACTGGTATATTGAAACACTTAACAAATTTTTTTATGATTGGAAAG